GCCCCATTTCTGTGACGAGAGAAGCGATTCAACGGCAAACTCCAGCTGCTTGCTGATGCTGCCCACGAGCACCGTGCTGCGGTTCTCGTACCAGAAGCCCACAAGCATGAGGCAGGCGTGGCGGATGGCAGCAGGCACGCTTGAGCCAGCGGCCCCGTAGCCGGCCCACCACGTCACGCTGATGGCGTTGTCATCCATAAGGTGCGGCGGCCACGTCTGGCCATACAAAGTCTTTACCGCCCCTGGCGTGCTGCTGCGGTCCACGCGGTAGCTCGCTGTCGAGTAGGTGGCTGTCGTGCCGTTCTCGTAGGTGAACGTCAGGGCCACTGCTGTGGTCGTGCCGGCCGTCGCCATGGGCGGCCGTGGTAGCTCAATGTCATGGGTGCCGTCTGGCGGGAACGAGTCGAACCGCATCACCCACTGCGTATTCACCAGCGTGCGATCTAAGTACTGCTCGCACCACTCGCGGGCTGCCGTGATCAGCGTGCCGATGTAGGCGTCATCGCCGCTTGTATCAACCCGCAGATGGGCCTTGGCTTCCGCGAGCGTGACGGGCTCAACGGCTGGCGGCGTCTGGCGAGTCAGGCTTCGATACTGCACGGCGTCTGTTCCTCTTCGGCGTGGCGTCTGCGGTTTCTGCGTCGTGCTCGAGGGCAGCCGTTTCAATCAGAGACGGCTGGTTGTCTTCCACCGCGACACGCTGAGCGAGCAGTTGCGTAGCCAAGCCGCCGGAGATCTCTACGGTCTGCCCCTTGCGGTAGCCACGCCACGCGCGGGTGAACTTAATCTTGCGCATCAGCCCACACTCCATGCAGATTCTGGCGGCTTGCCCGTGTTCGTGAACTCAGTAGTCCACTGAAAAACAGGGGCGGTAAGGTTCTTGCCGGGCCACGTCACCACGTACTCGCCGTGGCCTAAAACGACACGCGGCGAGACGAAGACGCGGTTGCCGCTGTCTCGCCAGTTCCGCCACCACCAGATGTCTGGATCGGTGCGCCCATCGTTCCAGCCGCCTTGCGGGTCTGGCTTGCTCCAGAACCACGGTTTCTTTGTTCGCTTGAGAGCCGCCGTGCTGATGACGGTACAGCCAAAGTGCGCCGTATCCACTTCCTGCACGGGCTCAGCAAACCACTCTTTCGGCACCTGCGTGTGGCCATCATCTGGCGGATTGTCCAGCGTGCCTTTCAGCGTCAGCATCGGGCGGCCGTCTTCACGCTTGGTCTGCATGCCAGTGATGGCGTCGCACTGAAACGTCATCGCCATGGCGAACAGCTGCTCAACGTCCTGCTTTGTGAAAAAGGTGTCGTAGTCGATGGCCAGCAGGTACTCGCACGAGTCGATGAACTGCTCCATCACGCGGGTGTTTACCTGATCCCAGAACGCACCCGTGCCCATCGTGGGGCGAATGCCAAGCGGCATCAGGGCCTGGGCCCAGGCGAAGTGGTTGGACGTGAACGAGAGCCGTGGCATGGAGAGCACGGCCTCCACCCTGATATCAACTTCGGTGCCACCTACCTTGACCAGCATGCGTGCCTCAAGAAAGAGAGCGGGCGGCCCCGTCGTGGAAGCCGCCCGCTCAAGATTGCACACTCGTCAAGCCGTCAGGCTCACGCACCCACGAGGCCGATCATCGGGCCGGCCACGGTGTCGGTGCCCAGGTTCGCGTGCGTGATGGCGACGCGAGCCACTGCCCGAATCACGGTCTGGTCGCTCAGGAAGTTCACCTGATCGCTGCTGGCGATCTCGATGGCCTGGCGGATGCCGTAGTAGGAGCTGTTGGCCATGTTGCCGTACAGCGCCATGATGGCACCCGTCGAGTCCGCACCGCTTGGGAGTCGGTCGGTGAGAACCACCGGCGAACCCAGGAAGGTCGGGCCCATGCCCTGCGACAGACCCACCGAACCGCCCTGGGCCAGGTCGAGGTTCTGCATGCACGCCGCAAAGAAGAACGGCGAGCAGAACCACTTGGCACCCGCACGCGAATGCTGCGGAACCCTGGCCATCATGGCCAGCAAGTTCGCCTTGGTCACTTCGTCGGGCGTATCACCGGCAGCCGTCACGAGCGAGGCGGCATAGGTGGCAGCAGATGCCGCCAGCAGGCCACCCGTGTAGGTCGTCACGAGCCCGGCAACCGCTGGAGCGTTGCTCGGGTTGCCGCTCCACGCAGCCTCTTCCACGGAGTTGGAGATCGTCAGTGCAAGCTCCGCAGCGATCCAGTCGGCGATCGAAACGATGGAGTCCTGCAGGAGCTCCGACGCGATGACCACCGCGCCCGTGACCTTCTTCGCAGTCAGGGTGACCTGATTGGAAGTCGGGTCGCTGGCAGTGATGGCAGCGTTCTCAGAAACCCAATAGCCGGTGGTTCCGGCGGTTCTGCGAGGAAAGAGCAGCACATCGCTCGGCATCACCACGTTGGTGGCGTTCTGAGCAAACGCGGAATACTGATCCACCAATCGCACGACGACAGATGACAGGATATCAGGCACGAAACTCGATCCAGTCGTAGCGCCGGTCGAGCCCTGAGCACGAGCCTCAATGCCGTGGTCTTGGCACCACCGCTTCGCGTCAGCGTCGCCGCTCTTGGCCTTGAACCACATGCCAACCGAGTAGGCGTCCTTGGCGTTCTCAAACGCACGGAGCCGGCCCGAGAACGGCACCGCCTCAACGCGGACTTTCTCGCTACGCTCTTCGGTCACTTCGGGAGCCGGCGTGCAGCGGTCAACCACGCTGCGGAGATTCTTGGCCGACTCAGCCACCGACTTCTCAAAGTCGATCCGCTTGGCCAGCTTGCCGGCCTCGGTGTTCATCGCCTCGAGCTCAAGATCGCGCTCGGCAATCTTGTCGGCATCGGTGCTCTCGATCGCACGCACGGCGTCGATACGGTTGGCGAGGTTAACGGCCTCGTCCTGCAGCTTCTTGAGGTTGTCCACGTGGTATATCTCCGCCGGCGGTATTGCCGATGGATTCCACTGTGCCTCTAGCGTGCCGGCCTCTTGCAGAACCGGACTTCAGAAAGTGTTGTTTTCACAAACACCACGCCGCGAGCGCCGCAGCGTGGGCAACGCAAATACTGCTGCCGCTCTTCGCCACACGGGCGAGAAGAACGGCACCGCAACTTCTCGCCGCAGGTGCAGCGGGCCTCAGACATTCTTCAGCCTTAAGGTGGCAGCCCAGGCGGCGGCGACGCCCCGCAAGGCCGAACGCGAACTAACCGCCCGAACTGCCGGCTCGTTGGCGGACTGCGATGCAATCCATGCCTCATAGGAACGCATGGCGACGCTCGCGGACGTTGACGGGTACGCAGGCGTAAGCACTGGGCCAACGTCATACAGCCCGCTCACTTCGCGGATCTGGCGGATTGCTTGGCCACTGTCGCCAGTTCGAAACGCTTCCCCGTCCTTGCCAACCGTGAACGCGAATGAACTGCCAGCCACGTCCTTGCGGGCGATGAGTTCCAGAACGTCGGCACGGCTCACGGGCGGAGTGACCACGTACCGCAGCCCCTTGCTATCGCTGGAGAGTTCCAGTGTGCCGCTTGATGTGCGACCAAGCACAATGTTGCTGTCGTGATTGAACAGGGCCACCACGTCCTGCTTGCCACGCTGGCGGCTCAGCACCTTGTCGAAAGCACCGGGCAGGATTTCTTCCTTGAACCCGCCCAGGTCAAGGCTCATGCGGTTGTAGACGGCGGCGTAGCCGATGATGGCGGCCCGGCCGTCAGCACGCTGCTCAACGATGAGCTCGTCAGTCTCGTCGAAGGCGAAGTCGCGGCGCTCAAGTTCCATCGGGCGTGTCCTCCTGGGCGGTAGTCGTGTCTTCGGCATCGTCTTCTGGCGTGCCGTCCGCTGGCTCGCCCGGCGTGTCCTGCGGCGGCTCTCCAATCTGCCCGAGCGTTGTCATGCTCTGGGGGATGTAGTGAACGTCCCCCTCTGGCCCGATTGGGTTGAGGTTTTCCAGCTCTCTCACTTCGTTCACTGTCATCCAGCCGTGCGAAAGAGCGGAAACATAATAGGCAGAGCGGCTCGTGTGATCGCCTCGCAGCATTCCGCTCACCGAGTGCTCGGCAAAGTACCGCTCATCATCGACAATCAGATCGCGGGCAATAGCAGACTCCCACCGCTTCAGATGCGGCAGGAGACAGTGCTGCACAAACTCCGTGCCCTGCACCTCGATGTTGTTAAACGTGCTGCGGTCCAGCTGCTGAATCAGATGGGGCGGCACATGGAAGATTCGGCAGCACTCATAAACAGCGAAGGCCCGGCTCTCCAACATCTGAGCAGCCTCGTTGCTGCTGCTTAGCTCTTTGGCCGTAATGCCCGCAGGCAAAACGGCAGTTCTGAAAGCTCGGTCGCTGCCTCGGTGCATTCGCTCCCAACTCTCACGCAGTCGCTCGGCCGCGTCTGTGGGAATCGGGTTGCTGCTTTCAAGGATCACGCCAGGGCGTGCCCCGTTGCCAAAGTACGTAGCGGCGTGCGCCTCAAGAGCCTGCGAAAGGCCGAGCACATTCTGAAAGAGCTTGTAGGTAGGAATCGGCTTGATGCCGTCTTCGGTCGTGAATCGCAGGGCGAAGATCTGCTCCTGGCTGTAGATCGTCTGCT